CAAGATCCGGACGTACTGAAGCTCGGGGCAGAGAAAAAGCAGAATGCAAATGGATAAGGTCAGTTAAAAATAGTCTCGACTTTTCGTGGAAATACCGAGAGTAAAAACTACCCCCGGAATTTATCAATAATAACGGGAAGGCTCAAGACCCCAGTCTCTTTGCTGCACGCAGCATCAGTATGCGCTCTTGACATTCGTTAATATCCCCAACAATATGGGACTATTCCGCATTAGCGGCAGACCATCGGGAGAGCGAATGTGTTCCAAACAGAACAGCGTAATGACGAACCTATCCAATATACGGGGGCGACCCACACGGCGTGGTCGCTATCCGCACTAATTAGAAATTGCGAGCGCGCACGAGACGCGGCTCACGACCCACGGTTCAGTGACATCTGGGAGGCCCACGCGGCAGCCCTCCGCGTCAAACGCAAGAGGCTGTCCTCGTGAGGCCCGCACCGGACTACACCGTCGCCGACGAACGTCGCGACATGGCCGAGGACCTGGACCACCTCATCAAAGTACGCGACATGGCCGAGGACCTGATGCGCGAGTTGAGCCACCCCATGCAAACGATCATGGGGTACAAGGCGACCAGCGCGTGCAAAATTCTTCACGGCGAGGCGCTCGACGTCATGCTGGTTGACGAACTAAACCCCACAATCCGCGCGTTGGAAAACTGAGCATGGCACTTGGACCAAAGAAGGCTTGGACCTTGGAAGAGGTTGTCGCTATCCAAGCCGCAAAGAAGACCATGACGGTTACCGAACTCATGGCGGCATACGACCTGCGGCGAGCCCAGGTTTGCTACGCACTCTACTTTTACCCAATGCCTGACAAGGAGATGAAATGAGCAGTCCCCTATCGATTGCAGTTAGTGCCGTTCTTTGCGGAAAGGGCTACACGGCCCGCGAAGCAAATTACGGCGTCAACTTCTTCAAAACAAATTCCGTAGCAATTACGAAGTCGAGCGTCATAGACTTTGCGGATCACGCGGAAATAATGATCGACCTCCTGCGCGACGGAGGTCGTGTCGGCACGACGGCGTACGAGGGCCTGGCTTACTTCTGGGCTTACAAGTACAGGTTCTGGATGCGTGGAGACGCCCACTGCAATGGCTACAAAGGCAAAAGCATCAAGAGAGCGCGCCGCGAAGTTCACGCCACGATGCGGGCCGAGCACCTCCCCCTCGACGGCGAGACGAGTCGCCACGATGAGATCGTCAATGGCGTATTTGGAATGTCCGAATACAAACAGGAGGGCAATTGACGTGGTAGTGAATGTATTCAGGCAAGCGTTTGCATATTTTGCGTTGGTCGGCAGCCTCTATCTCATGGCCTTGGTGCTGTGGGCGACGGTGGGGTCATAATGCAAACCTTCTTACCTTACCCAAGCATGGGGAAATCCGTCCGCAGCCTCGACTACCGGAGGCTCGGCAAGCAGCGCGTCGAGGCGTTCCAAATTCTCAATGCCCTAGGCGGCAAGTCCAAAGGCTGGACCAACCACCCCGCAACGCGGATGTGGCGGGGATATGAAGCAGCCCTGGGATGGTACAAAGACTTGTGCATCGAGGAGTGGATCCGCCGGGGCTACAAAAACACCATGAAGATGGAAGAGTCGCACGGGGGTCTGGTGATGCCGGAGTGGCTGGGCCGTGAGGACATCCACGCCAGCCACCGCTCTAACCTCCTGAGAAAAGACCCCGACTTCTACGGTGTGCTGGGATGGGACGAACCCCACGATCTGGAGTACGTCTGGCCCGTCCCGTGAAGTTAGCCGCCGCATTGTTGCTCGGTGGCCTGTTGGCGCCCATGGCGGCAGAGGCAAACGAGCAACAATGCCTGGCGGAGGCGATCTACTTCGAGGCGCGGAACCAAAGTCTCAAAGGCCGCATCGCCGTGGCCGTCGTCATACAAAACAGGGTCAAGGACGAGCGCTATCCACGAACGGTGTGCGGTGTAGTCCGACAAGCGAAAAGACGGGGCGGCAAGATAATACCGGGGGCATGTCAATTCTCATTCTACTGCGACGGTAAGTCAGAGCGGCCGCTGCCGGGGAAAATTGAGAGCGAAGCATGGAACGCGGCCCAAGGTCTGGCGGAACTGCTTCTGGAAAGCCGCGTCGAACTGGTGGGCATAGGGGGCGCGACGCACTACCACGCGACCACGGTTCAGCCCTCATGGGCCAAGGACATGGAACGACTGCAAACGGTGGGCGACCACATATTTTATGTACAGCGATAGCAATCCGCGCGCTGGAAAACCGGGAGAGAACTGATGGACCGAAGCCACTGGAACACGGCGTACCGCATTGGGTTAGAGGCGTTCCAAAAAATTGCGGCCGCCGGGATAGACCTCCCTACCGGAGTAGCGGCAATGCAAGCGGCTACCAGAGGTGAAGCGGCTAAAAATGAGATGATGCGGACCGATGCGATAGTCTCGAAGTTGATTAACTTCCACGCGCTAGACGGCCTCGGAGTACCTTTCACCGTCGAGTCCTTGGCGCACGCGGCATTGGGGTCGAACCTAGGCCAAGATCGTTGGATCAAGAAGAACTTAGGCGACAAAAAAGAGGCGGGGGAGGTGCTTAGGTGGCTCCTTGACCGCAACCACTGGCGGCCCCAGGACCTCGCTAACGCGATGGGCACTAACGGCCACAGGGTTAGGACCTACACTAGGGGTGAGAGCGCCTTCGACGCTGCGTTCTTGCTGGGCGCTTTGCACGCCATCGCTTCCTCGCCCACCGCAGGGCTTATCCCCCCTCTTACAAGAGAAGAGAACTGATGCCCCCGAAAACGCGGAAGCACGAACACATCTACACGTCCCTGTCGCGGTACGACGAGGAGACCGGAATGATTACCGCTCGGTGCGACTGCGGTGCCGAGACAGACTTGGCGGCGCTTGCGGCTCAGAGGCGGAAAATTTCGGCGTGGTCGGCCCACGGTGCTGGCGCCGTGAAGGTCGATGCCGACGAGCGAAGGATCACCGACGGTGACGACAACCACGGCGGATGGGCGATAGACGAGACCGACTAAGTTGTTGTACCAGACTTATCCCCAACTTTCTAAAAGTTATCCCCAGAAATCTTCTTAACCTGTGGATAAGTAGGTTGACTTTATGGGATTGGTCTGATAGTCTGGCATCAAGAGAAGATCGAGCAATCTTCCACCTGCTCTTTGCCATTGTGAATACGTCGGCCGCCCTCGATGCGGCACTACAACACGACTTAGGTGAGCCGTGGGCCTCCAATATCGGGAGAAGTCCATGAAAGAACTATCAGTAATGACACTACTAAATGAGGCGTTTGGCCTTTCTAAGCCGAAGCCGAAAGACAAATACGCGACAGCCAGAGCAAAGGCCAAGCGAATTGCCAAGAAGATCGGTGCCGAAATCGAGGTGTCTAGAATAGGGCGGAACATCGACTATGACGTGTTTCCGCCAAAGGGCATGGAAGACCCCTTCGAGTACGACGGGCACATTTGTTACGACTGGAACGAAGTGCTCGAAATGGTCGAGGTCTACGTGAAGATGGGGGTCGGAGTGAAAATAACCAAAGCTATGGCAAGGTCGATTGCCAAAACCATCGACAAAGCAGGGAACCTCGACTGGGATGCGATCAGGGACCATGTAGACACAGCAACGTCAGGTGAACTCGACGCCTTCAAGCTCGACATGATGACCGACTGGGTTGTCGAGGAGCACCACACGGTGCCCGGACATGATGAAGCGAAAATCGACGGGTTCTAAGAAATAATCACGTAACAAGAACCACGGCCCACGGCTTTCCTAAGTTGTTGTCCCCCTATAGTACTAAATTCCGTATTTAAAAAAAAATAAAATCTCCAGTTATTTAGCGGGATTGGTGGGACAGTGGGACACCCATAAGTAACTACATATTCTATATAGGTTTTTTGCACTTCTAGCTGTCACGGCAACCGTCCCACCGGACTATATGGGAAGGAGAGGTGGGACGGCAAAAGACAGTATAAAACAGTTATAATTGAGCGCTTTTAGTGTAAACTAACTGTAGTTTACTGCCAAAATGGAACAAGACGAGTACGAACCTAATGTCAAGTGGTGGGACAGTGGTGGGACAGCGTTGAAAGTAAAGAGAAAAGTGCCTTTTGAGGCCTGTTTTGGGACCTCAAACACGTCCGATTTGGCATGGTGTCCCGTGTTCGGAGTGGGACGGTGGTACAGCGTTGAAATTAAAGGGAAATCGAGGCTGAGATGACAAAGAAGAAACAGAAGGCGCAAGTTGCGGTAATACCGGACGATGCCGAGAAAGAAGCCCGACGAGCCGCGCGGAAGTTGACGCGACGTCAGGAGAAATTCGTGAAAGAACTGGTTTCGAACGACGGCTTAATAACGCTACGTGAAGCAGCAATCCGGGCGGGCTATCCTGTTGGTTCGGCTCACGTTCGTGCCAGCGAAATGACCAACCAACGCATGTGCCCCCATGTGGTAGCCAAGATACAAGAGTACCGCGAGGAACTCGACGAAATGTATGGAGTCGGCTACAAGAAGCATGTCCGCGATCTTCAAAAGATTCGAGACGCTGCTATGGGTGCAGGTGCTTACAGTGCGGCCGTGATGGCCGAGTACCGCAGGGGCCAGGCGCAGGGCGACATTTACGTGTCGAAAAGCGAAATTCGGACAGGCTCAATCGATTCCATGTCGCGAGAGGCCGTAGAGGATGAACTCGAGAGAATCAGAGCCAGCTTCGAGCCAGTTCGACCAATTATTGACGTCACTCCAGAACCAGGAAAAGTCAAAAAACAAAGTGCCAAGCGGGTCCGCAAACCGCGAGTCGGGGCTGTGGAACCTGATACGTCAGGGGATACAGAAGTCCGGGCGCCGGATTGAAACGACGCGGCTCGAAAGCTGGGCGATACCGGGCGTCCCCGACGTCTTACTCTGCGCGGAGAGCGGCCGGTTTTCGTTCCTCGAACTTAAAGTCTTGCGCGACGGCGCAACGAAGCTGGCGTTATCACCTCATCAGTGTGCGTGGCTTTCTCGGCACGCCGGTGCTCCTTGCTTCGTTGTGCTTCGGGATCGCAGCCTGGCTATTAGTGTTTTTGACGGTGCCGACGCTGTTGATCTTCGTATGGATGGCTTTGCAGCCGTGGCGCCTTTGGCTGTTTTTGAAGAGCCGTACCAGTGGGAAGAGTTTCTAGAGTTGACCTGCCCGCCGTAACTCGCTATGGGATTAACCTCACATCACATGGGAGTACCAAACGTGAACTATCGACCGATATTTATTTTGAAGGGAAATGAGCGGGGCAAGAACGGCCAGGTTTTCGAGACCGAAGCCGAGGCACTCGGAAGTGCCGGTGACAAGTTCCGCGTGTGGTCCACGCCGCTATCGTACGAGGCGGAGCCGACAAGCGAACCCGT